TGACCAGGAAGTTATTGCCTGAGTTCCTGTATGTCTTTGAGACTTTATTTCATTACGGCACTTATAACTCTTACGAGAAGATGTTTACTTTTCACTCCAAGCAGACGGCGAGGAAAGAGTCTGATTATGTATTATTTCCTGACAGCGACATCCCAACAAGGGTGATAATCGGCTCGGCGCAAAACCCGGAGTCAATGGAATCTGCCACGGTCAAGGGTGTCTGGCTGGATGAGGCCGGGCAAAAGCAGTTCAAGCGGGAGACGTGGGAAGCCATACAACGGCGTGGCTTGATTGAGAAGGCGCGTATCCTGATAACCACGACACTTTACGGGTTGGGCTGGCTGAAGACTGATATTTATGACCCGTGGGTAGCCGGAGACCCGGACATTGACGTAATCCAGTTTGATTCTATTGAGAATCCTGCTTTTCCTGTTTCGGAATACAAACGGATGCAGGACACTATGCCGGACTGGAAATTCAACATGATGCACCGCGGGCGCTTCTCCAAACCGGCGGGGCTTATCTATAACGCCTTCGATTCGGCAAGAGACATCATCGAACCGTTTGAAATTCCTAACCACTGGCCGAGATATGTCGGGCACGACTTCGGACCTGTCCATACCGTTGCTTTGTGGGTAGCACAGGACCCGGCAACCGGAATGTTTTATGTCTACAGGGATTATGCCATGGGTGGTCTTTCCACCTTTGAACACGTCACCAACTGGATAGACTTATCCAAAGGTGAACGGATCGCAGCCAGGGTAGGCGGATCACAGACGGAAGACGGCTGGCGCGGGGATTACACCCAAGCCGGATGGCGCATTGATAAGCCGCTGGACGGCGCGGTTGAATCGGGCATTATGCGCGTCTACGGCTATGAAAAGCTGGGCAAGAAAAAGGTTTTTCGTACCTGCAAGAACTATATTTCCGAAAAACAGACGTACTCGAGGGAACTGGACGATATGTATAACCAGACGGACAAAATCGAGAACAAGGAGATTTATCACTTCATGGACAGCGAAAGGTATTTGTTCTCCTTGTTCCGTCCTCTGTCCGCTTCACCGAATGATTCCGATATTGCCCCCGTTGGCAGGAGGGTGTAATGACCAGGATAAACGACCTTAAAGGTGCAAAGGCGATACCGCAATCTAACTCGTTATCGGCTCTGATGCCTGTTGATTTGGTGTCAGACGAAGAGATGATGGGCTGGATTAACGGCGTCAATGCCGATTGGAACAAGCATGTTTTTATGAGGATGGATGAGGACGAAAAACTCTGGACGCAGGAACCCTACGTCCTGAAGGATGCCAGCGGCAAGCAACTGGAAGATGTAATCAATGTCACCATGAATGACGCAAGGGTTTTTGGTGAAAGAGTGCTGGCCGTTCTTAACGAGTCCAAAGAGGTCATTGCCATCAACGGGCAGAAAAACGGCAAGGAAATGTCAGCTCACCAGACCGCCGTTATCGAGGACTGGTGGAAAGACCTGCTTTACCTTGCCAACGAACACCTGAACGAAGTGCTGATGCCCGACTTCGACGCCTATGCCTGGGAGCAAATAGCCATTCGTGGCAGAGTAGGCGCGAGGATACTTCTATTTCAGGACAGGAACGGGTTTGACGTGGATATTCTGCCGATTGATATGCGGAAATGCGTCTACACCGTGGGCAGATACGGGCTTACCCGCGTGGCTTTCTGGGACCCGCTGGACAAAGACGCCTGCAAGCAGGAGTATCCCGAATACCAGACGAACGCCAGCACGATAACAAGATGGGACTGCTGGGATAGCGAGTACGAACGGATTTATCTTAACGGCGAGCTTTACGATGTCCTGCCGAATAACCTGGGACACCCGCCTTTTGTTATTCAGTTATGCCAGCAGGGTACTTTCCTGGATACTTCTTCAAGGGCCTTGCGGATGCGCGGCGATTCTCTTTTCTCATCTAACCGCGACCTTTATCCTGAGTTAAACCGCATTTCTTCGATTCTCCAGACAATGAATATGCTGTCACTGGCTCCCCCGCAGGTTTTCAAAAGTGAGTCCGGCAAGAAACTGCCGTCCGAACCGCTTTACCGTCTTGGCCGCATCCTGGCGGTACAGACTACCGAAGGGCTTGAGAAAATAGACGGACCGGACATCAACGGCTCAACAAGATTCTTTATGGCTACACTGGGCGGCGCTTTGCAACGCGGCTCAATAAGCAATATTGATTGGGGCAACCTGCAATTCCAGTTGTCGCAGGTGGCTATCGCAACACTGGCCGGGGCTTCAAAGCAGGTATTCACGCCGAGGTTAAAGACTATGGCCAGATTCAAAAGGCTGATGGTCAAAGAAGCTCTATGGCAGTTTAACTCCTTTGATATGAAGGCCGATATAGGACGTTCCGGCAAAAAGCGCACTTATACCCGTGACGACCTTGCCGGAAACTATACGGTGGACTTTGAATACCTGCCGAACCTGCCGGAAGAGACCGCCGCCACCTACGGGCTGGCGCAGATGGCCCAACGCTGGATGGATGACCGGAGCATACGCAAGACAATCCTGAAATATGCCGACTATGACGATATTGACGAGAAATTCCTGGTACAGACCGCACAGAAAGTCAGTCGCGCCTTAGGACTGTTCCAAATGGCGCAGGCACTTGATAAGCAGGGGCGTTCCGATGAGGCTAAGGTCCTGCTGGTGGAAATGGGTCAGGCTTTGCAGGGAATCGCGCCAGAAGAAGTAACCAGGATAACCGGCGTAGAAGCGCCGCAGGCTTCACCGGAACAGAAAGCAAATGCCCTGATGGTTGGCAATCCGGGCCCGGTTGAAGGGGCAGTCAGGACGACCAGAAAGGCCGAGCCACCCGGAGCCGGGGAAATAGAACCGGAGGTGGGATTGTAATGCCATTCAAAGATAAAGAACTAGAAATGTTATCAAAGAATATCATTGAGTCTGCGGTAAACCGGGTTAAGCCGGGGGCTGCTAACCAGAATACACTGCAAAGAATCCGGCTGATACCGAAGTTGCCGAAGGTCTGATAATGACAGAACCGTTGAGGGAAGACTTAACCGGAAAAAAAAAGTTTGTCACGGCGGAAGACTTTGAGTTAATCAAAGTACCGACTGAAGATACTGTGCCTTTACTTTCTGAAACGGGCAAAGCGGAGAGGGTTTCGCCTTACTACACACCGCAATATAAGCCACTGGTAGCAGGTACACAATATCTTACTGCTGCCGAAGCCACCAAACTTGGTCTTGAAGTGGCCGAAGGTGAGACCGTAGAAGTCAACACCAACGCCGAAGGCTTGGCCGATTTCTTCAAATATCAGCCTGCTGCCGAAACGGTAACTCCGGTTACTACAGATAGTATTCAACTGAAAGAGACTATCAACCGGTTGTATCCTGAGAAAAACCTGTTCAGTCCAGAATACGGATTAAGCCAGGATAAACTTTTGCAATCTGCTTTGGAGGGAATACAAACGCAACTGGCCGGAAATCCCGTTGAGTTTGTCAAAGAATTGCTGGCCAAAGGTTCACCGGAAGACGCCGACACATTACTTCAGGCTTTCGGATACACAAATGAGGATATTGATTCATTTCTGGGTGCAGAAACCAGAGAGGTTGAACTGAATAACTTGGTGGGCAAGGCACTCCCCGGGTACTCGAGTGCCGATCTGGAATATACCCTGAAAAATAATCCCGACAAGTTCTATGCTGATATTCGTACCGGCGGCAAGACACCGGACAAGGAAAATCTTTTGCGTCTTATCGGCTATGACGACCAGACGATAAAATCAGTCTTCCCGCCTACTGCCGATATGTCAATGGATTCCTGGCTACAGAACTACTACGCCGAAAAGGGATGGGGAAAGTTTGTTGAACCAAACGCCGATATTGCCATGCTTGCGGTACAGACCGGAGATCCGAAATTAACCGAGCAGGTAGAAAGGTCTACCGAAGCAATACAGGCATACAAGAAATCGGTTGGCGATGACGCCTTTACCCGAAGTCTTACAGCACTGGCGGCAAAGAACCTGGCCTCTTATGCTTTACCCGTTGCCCTTATCGGAGGCGGCGTTCCCGCCGGACTTATATCTTTAGGACTGGGGATGCTGGGCGCTCCGGTAACACAGAAAGTAATCACGCCAGAAAACGAAAAGATAACCTTCTCCGACTGGCTGAATACCGGCGTTACGGCGCTGGCTTACGGCTCACCCATTGCGGGGGCGGCTGGTGGTTTGGCTGGCCGTGTGGCACAGGCCGGGATGCTGGCCGGGGCTACGGGCATGCAGGCGACTTCCACGGTACTTGACTGGCAGAATATGACTTGGCCGGAAAGAATATCCGCAGTTGTTACTACCGCCGTGCTTGGCACAGGTACTTTCTTTACCGGCAGAGAAGCAATTAATTATAACCAGTACCTGCAAAGAGTCCCTGACCTTTTGAGGGGCGAATTTGCCGAGGATATGTACCCCAACTGGAAGATGTCCGCCAGTAAAGACGCGGCTACTGCGCAGCAGGGCAGACAGGGGATGCTCAAAGTGCTTTCCGATCTGGCCAAAGGCAAGTATGTGCCGAAAGGATTTAAGACTTGGGACGAGTTTTTGAAATCAATGCCGACCGGAAATATCGGCGCCGGTGTTATGCCGGTTACCGAAACGGCGGTTGCTGTAAATAAGCCCAATGCCCTGATCCAGATACTAAAAGCCAATGGTCTGAGTGCCGCCGAGGTATCACGGTTGAGTCCGACAAAAGCATGGCAGGCGCTGGCTAATCTT